CACAAATGCAAGGTAAAGGGTACAAACTATCCAATGACGAATTAAAGTCCGTTACAGGAGAGATAAACAAGTTTTCTAAGTATGATATAGATTTTGTAAATGAGCAAGAAACAATGTCAACCATATCGCGAACTTTCAATCGATTCATAAAGAAAAGAGAAAAGAAAGTGTGTTTTCTGATTATTGACAATATCATGCTTATTGATGATTTGTATAACAGCCCAGCCGGTTCCAACCAGATTCAAATTGAAGATAAAGTTGCGGCCAGTATTCGTGCTATCGTAAACAATGCCGATAAGAAAGGACATAAAGCTATTGTGATATTCTTGCACCACATGACAAAAGAAATGGAGAGTAAGAACAATTTCGAAGAAGCATATCGTCCTAAGCTTAGTCATATGAAAGGAACCACTCGTTTTGCAGATGTTGCTAATGGTATTATTCTATTGAATAATCCGGGCATGCATAAAGACCTTATAAAAAAGCATTCTTCTCTTCCGGATATCAACTGTATCAATTCAAATGGTACTTCTATGTTCGTAAAAAGAGAAAAGCTTTTAAAGAATATGCTTATTGCTGAGGTGGCAAAGAATAGAGATGGTGATATGTCTGACGACTCTAAAGCTGTCCAACGATGGATAGTTGATTTCGGTACTATGAAGTTTAATGAATTAAATACTCAAAAATAATGGGAAAATATAAAGTTGAAATAGCATATACATTTTTGTGTGAATTTGAAATTGAGGCTGATACTAAAATTGAAGCTAAAGAATTTGGATTAAAACATTGTGGTGCTGTTCGTCCAGATTATCAATCTACAATTACAAGTGAATGGTGTGGTAATAATCATCCAAATACTGAAGTTGTAAAATCAATAAAAAAGATATAATGAGTAAGATTGATGGTAATGTACCAAAACGTTTTCCTAACACTAAAAAGGATTACGTAAAGTATCTGAATGAGCTTGGTGAATCTCTTGGTGATGATGAATTTATCATTGCTGGCATAATGCGTAAAAGAAGAGATAACTATGGACAACTAATTAAAGACAATGATCCGACAGCTTTCAATCTTAGTTACAATGAATGGAAATTAAATCAAAAATAAATGGAAAAAATAATTTATTTGAAAAATGGTGAACGTGCAATACTTCATCAAGAATTGGCAATTAATGAATTTGTTGTCGAAAAACTTTATCTATATAATGATCGTCATGATGAAGATGGTAGTGGGGAACCGTACGAAGAACCATCAGGAATGAAAATTATTGTAGATAAGATATTTGATACAGCACCAATTCAATCTATTGATAAGTTGTATGCTGATAAGTATAAAGCTTTTGAAAAATTGAGTGTATCTGTAAGAACACTTACATCCGAGTTGCAAACTTTACGAAATGATGTTTATAAAGAAAAAGTTATTCAAACTAACTTATCTAAGTTGATTTTTAATAAATCACAATTAAAAACAGCTAAAACAATTCATTATTTTATTGATGATAAAATCATGCCTGAACTTATGACTGATTATGCCAAACAAAGCATGAAAATGACATTAGAAGTATCTGTGTATTCTGATTCAATACGTGCATGGAGTTATAGACTTTATGTAAATGATAATTCATGGGGTTCATCAGATAAAGTTGATGATACGTATGGTTTTTTATTTGATCTTACAGATGAAGAATTAGATAAGGCAATTATTGAACGTGTAAAGACAAAGCAAGCAAAAGATTTTTATGCTGGTTATTTATCTCAAATTGATAATAAATATCTTACTGATGAACTTATTCAAATTAAAGATAAATTCAAATCAGACCAAGTAGAAAAACAAATTGCTGAATGTCGAAAAACTATTGAATTAAAAACAACTGAATTAAATCTTTTATTAGATAAATAAAGAAATGGAAAACGCGTATAAAATTGTAGTAAGCAAAGTGTATTACATTACTCACGAAGAAGCACGTCAACGCAAAAACAATAGCGAAACAGAACGTGAATGTGCAAAACGTCTTGCTCTACGTAATATGGAAGAAGATGGCCGTAATGGGTTCCTAGAACCTTATGAAGATAACTTTAAAGTAGAACTAACATAATAACACAAAGTATGAAAACTTTCGATTTCAAATCAAACAATGTTCAAGAAATGGAACTTGATGTTCTAAAACAAACTTACCATGAAAAAAACTTCGATGGTAAACCCTCTTTCAATGGTATCTATCACTATGAGCTTATTGAACGTATTGGTGCTATAATAGCAAAAAACAATATGGATTTCAATATTGAATCAATCTTTGCCGCTAACAATAAAAAGGCCGGTCGTGATGGTGTATCAGTATCAAAAGAATTAGAAGCTCAGTATGGAGATAATTCTATTCAAGCGCATGTTCTTCGTCGCGTATTTACTACGATCCGAATTAATGATTTGGAAGATGATGAAACGAACACCGGTCTTGTCGTTGCATTCCACCAAGATGGCATTCAAATAGCTATTGGTCCTAACGTAAAGATTTGTCATAACCAATGTATTTTGGCAGCCGACAGAATGATTTCTACCTATGGTGGAGATGGTAAGATTAAAGACCTGGATAAAGTATTTCAAATCATTGATGATTGGATGCAGAACTTCACTGAGCAACGTTCACATGACCAAAAGATAATATCACGTATGAAAGCTATTGAAGTTACGTACAATAATACTATGGCGCTTATTGGCCGGTTGAATACCATACGTGTTGTAAAGGATTCTTCTGAAAAGTCATTGAAGAAACTTGAAGCAAATGTGGGTAGAAACTACCCTCTCAATCAAACACAGATTTCTACATTTGTTGAGAACTATCTATTGGAATGTATCAAGCGTGATTCTACCAATATGAGTTTGTGGGATATCTACAATATCTCTACTGAATTGTATAAGCCAGGTCAAACTGACTTTAGCAATATAATTGGGCAAAACATCGCCTGGAGTGAGTTTTTATCAAAAGAATACAATTTGTAGCATGAAAGACGTAAATATTGAAAATGCTTTTATAGTATTGAAAGGTGATCATATGTCAAATGACATTGAGCTTGGTACTATTTTTCTTGAATGCAAATGTGATCGATACAAATTGAATGTTCTTTCTTATGAACGTAAATTCAAAGATGGAAATACTATTTTTGAATTAGATGTTGAAAATCCAAATGATTTTGTAGCTGATGTATTTAGAAACAATGAAGTATCAGTTAGTTATTGGACTAAGAATGCAACCGGCCCATTTATTATCGGTATGATGCCAGTTATTTTATTTGATGGAACTATTCATTATCTTCCATTCAATCAATTTGCAGAAGAGAAGCTATATATGGCTCCCGGCAATCATTTATGGATGGCATTGACAATAGTAAAATACAAAAGCTGTACTGCTACTTTTGGTGAAGGACCTGGTTGGGCGACTATCTACAGTATCGATAGCTATCAAGAAGGACAAGGACATGCTCAGGAGCTACTTATTCAAGCAAAAGCATATTACTCCTTACTTGAGAAAGAAATGGCTTCTACAGTAGCTTTAAACTCTACTATGGAACATATCTTGGAAAAACTTTCTATTAAAGAGTACAAATAATTAGCGAATTGTTTGGTAAACTTATAGAATTGTCTTTTCTTTGTATCGTTATTAATGGTAGATACAAGGACATATAAAAGAAATTAAGGCTATTCTCGGCTATGCTGAAAGCCTTTGAAACCTCTGACATCGTATCTACCAGGATTTGTCAGGGGTTTCTCTTTTATAGTCTATCGGTGTATAATGTACGTTTGGCTATAATCGTAAATCTTCTAAAAGGAAATGGTGTGCGATAAGAAGAATGGAGCCAGATTAATCCATGTACCAGTGATACAACACTGAAAGTAATCAAAGTAGAGCATTTGTATTATTACTCTGCCCTGAAAGCGAACGACCGACTGCCGGACTGCCTACGCTTAGAAAGGATAACCCTTTCACAACATTTTAATATGGTTGTGGGTAAGGGGTACTTATATCCTTTCTTCTCACTCCCTCCTTTAAAACTGTCTAATTATATACTTATTTAATATATAATATATCTATAAGTATAAGTTTATAATAATATATAATAGTATACGTTGAAAACTTTTTATTTCTTTACTGATGGTGCATCAGAACCTACAAATCCAGGGCCTTCCGCTAGTGCTTTTTGTGAACTCTCCGATTATCACGATAACCGTGAATTATATTCTGAATCTATTTTTCTTGGATATGCTACAAATAATATTGCTGAATTAAAAGCAATAGATATTTTATTTGATTATATCATTCTCAATTCTAATAAATATCTTTCTTTAGAAAATATCATTTATGTTTATGCTGACAGTCAATATGCACTTGATTGTATTCGTAAATGGTATCCTGAATGGGTAAGAAAGAATAAATTGAAAGATAAAAAGAATTTAGAACTAATTAAAAGCATATACATAAAATATATTCAGATAACTGCATTATCAAACATAAAACTTGATTGGGTAAAAGCTCATAATGGTCATTGGGGTAATGAAAGAGCTGATGAGTTATGCGTAAAACAGTGTTTAGACAATGCAGGAAAGATTATTGTATCTAAAACTATGCAATCACCTACTGAACAATTTAATGCTCTTATACGTGAATCAAATATGCTTAATCAATCTATCAATAATAATATAAAGACATTAAAATCTTTGTATGAAGAAATTGTTGGTGTAAATATAGATGAATACTTAATTCTATCAATGATAAAAGAAAAGAATATATTATGAATGAAATTTCTAAAATTTATTTATCAAAAATTATTGCTTCCAATTTAAATCCTAGGAAAGTAATAGATCAAAACTCTATAATTGAGTTAGCACAAAGTATTAAATCAGTAGGATTATTGCAACCTATTACTGTACGACTTCTTACAGAAGATAATCATTATGAAATTATAATGGGATATCGTCGATTTTGTGCATGTAAATATCTTGAAATGGAAACAATGCCATGTATCATTGTAGAAATGAATGATGAAGAAGCACTGGATGCAATGATCATTGAGAACTTACAACGCCAGAATATCGAACCTATGGATGAAGCGCGGGCATTTGCTGACCTAAATAACAAAGGTTGGACATTTGCTGATATTGCTGTAAAAGTTGGTAAGCCGGTTCAATTTGTAATGCATAGAATACGTTTACTTGAGCTTATTGCTGAGTTTGTAAAAATGTTTGATGAAAATGAATTATCTATTTCTCATGCTTATGAATTATGTAAGCTTGACAAAGATGTTCAGTTAGATATTTTCAAAACTCGTTACAGTGAAACAGCTGGTGATTACTATCGGTGGAATGACCTTAATCTAAAAGATTTGAAATCGAAAATACAAAATCTTGCAAAGAACTTAGACAATGCTTCTTTTAGCTTAGCTGAGTGTATTACTTGTCAGTTTTGTACTTCTAGTCATGGTTCTTTATTCCCGGACTACAAAATCAATTCTTGTACTAATGGCTTCTGTTATGATGAAAAAAGCTTTGAACATGGTATGAACAATATCATTCTTGCACATGAAGAAGATACTACTATTATGATTCGTTCATTAGGTACAAGTAATCGAGTTCTTGATAAGCTGAAAGAATTGAATATACCAGTTGTAGTGTTCAGTACCGATGAATACGATTTTGAGCATGATAATAGCGATGATCTATCCTTTCATGATAAAATGGTCAAGAAAGGATTTGAACTCGTGTATGGGCTTGATATATGGTCTGGTGGTGATAAGATATTCTATGTAAAAGCAAAGATTACCAAAAAAGATATCGCTGCTGCAGGAACAGTTCATCCGGAACTTGTAAAGCTTGACAAAGACCTTGTTCGTAAAGAGGAAATCAAAGAGGAAAAGATTAATGCTGATCTTAGAAGTCTTATTTCCAGTAGTGATTATCGTGAGATAAGTACACCACTTCTTCCTATCGAAGAAACTGCTTTTATGGCTGTAGTATTCTATATGGCTTCCAATAGTAAATTAAAAGAGATAAGAGCAAAATTCAAGAAAGATTTGTCTTACATGGAAAACATACAAAACATGTTGCCCGAGGATATTATTACATTGAAACGGTGCTTTATAAAACAATGTATTGTTGGAACAGAAGTAACTCATGATGCCGATGTTCAGAATATCCTTTCATCTATTTCGAATGTATTCTATTCAGATAAGTTTGGGGAGATTGTCAAAGAACATACGGCCACATGTAACAAACGTAAAGATCGTATTGCTATTCGTAAACAAGTTATTCTTGATGAAATTAATCCGGTAAAGAAAGAAGTTGTTGAGAAAGAAAAGAAAGTACCTACAAAAGAAAAAGAAGTGCCGGTTGTAGTAGAAGAAAATGAATATGTCAAATTTGGTAACATAGGAGAATAATGTCAAAACAAAGAATTTTATCAGAATGTACAGTAGTACAAAATCGCGTATATCTACCGGAAGAACAAATCGACCGTAAGCTTTATATGGAAGTTGCAAAAGCTTTAGAACTTATCGGTGGTAAATGGACTGGTGGTAAAGTAAAGGCTTTTGTATTTGCTGAGGATCCAACAGATTTATTGGCAGAGATAGCCAGTGGTGAAAAACGGAACCTAAAGAAAGAACATCAATTCTTTGGTACTCCACCGGAACTTGCTGACAGACTTGTAGAGCTTGCTCAATTAAACAACTATGACCGTGTTCTAGAGCCTAGTGCCGGACAAGGTGCTATCGTTGAAGCAATGCAACGCAAATGGCATAATATCGTGCCTACATGTGTTGAGAATATGGGACTCAATTCTATTATTCTTACAAAGAAACAGATTACTCATTTCTTTCAAGACTTTCTTACTTCAGAATGTAATAGACCATTTGATAAGGTAATCGCTAATCCACCATTCACAAAGAATCAGGATATTGATCATATCTATAAAATGGTTGAAGTCTGTAAGCCCGGTGGAATAGTAGTATCATGTGTTTCTAATCATTGGAGAGAATCAAATAATAAGAAAGAAACTGAGTTCAGAGCTTTTCTTGATGGTATGGGTGCTGTTATTGAAGAAATACCAGCTGGTACCTTTAAAGAAAGTGGAACTATGATTGCAGCATGTATCGCAATCATTCATGTATGACAAACGATAGTACCTTGAATAATGACCTATTTGCTATGTTTCAAGAGCAAGATGCCCTTGAATTTAGTAGATGGGTCAATTCAGTAGAGAAGCATGTAAGTAAGATTAAAACGAAGCTATGCAAGTCATGCAACAAAAACAAATTAGAAGTAGTAAACATGCATAAAGCAGAATGTACAAATTGTCAAACATTAAACTCATTTTAAAATGTCAGAAGAGAAATTTGATTTATGGTGTATGGTTGAATTATTCGGCCATAATAAGATTGCTGGTAAATGTACTGAGCAAAATATAGCAGGAACTAATATGCTTCGTGTAGATGTTCCAGAAACAACAAAACAACCGGCCTTTACTAAGTTCTATAATGGAACAGCTATTTATGCAATTAATCCAATTACTGAAGAAGTAGCTACTGATTTAGCAAATAGATTTGAAAGCACACCAGTATCAGTTTATGAAGTAAAAAATATGATTAAACGTAATATATTAGAATTAGAAGAAAAAGAACCTTTACCATGGGAGGATGAAAAATGAACAAAGAAAATATTAAACGTGCAAATGAACTTGAAAAAGAAATAAAAGACCTTGAAGTATTAATTCCATACATTGATGCTTGTTTAAACAAATCAGAAGATGGATTTAATGGAATACAAATTGTTCTTTCATCATCTGGTTATGAAAAAAGCATATACAAAAATTCGTTCCTCAATTAATGCCGGTAATTGCTATAATAGCAAAAGATGAAATCAGAAAACAAATCACAGAAAAAGAAGCTGAAATTGCAACACTTTAAATAACACAACATGTCACAAGAAATTAAAATTCATATCAAAAATTACAAACTTCTCAAAGAGGGAGAATGGGATTTATCAAATGGTACTATCTTCTTCGCACAAGGCGGAAACAAAAAAGGTAAAACTTCTTTCTTGAATCTTATCCAAGCACTCATGGAAGTAAAAGATACTACTGTCAATCCAGTAACCTTTGGTGAGAAAGAAGGATTTGCTACCGGTACAATACCTGGCGCTGATGGTTTACAATACCAATTCCGTTATGACTTCAATATTGATGGAAAGAACAAATTTCAGTTCATTGCTCCAGACAATAAAGTTGTCAAAGGAATTACTGAAATGCGCGCTATCTTCAACTATACTCACTTCACATTGGAAGAGTTCTTTGAATGGAGTAAAACAGAACCGGGCCGTGCTAAACAACGTGCTATCTTCATGAACTTACTTTCTGAGAAAGACCGTGAAGAGATTTTGAAAATTGATGCTCAGGTTCATCCAACCAAAGGTACAATGATTGACTCGCGCAAAGTATTGAATGCATCTGTTGACTTCTTGAAAAAGAGTATTGACAATATCGTATTCAATCCGGAACAACAAAAGCTTATTACTGATGCGCCGGCGATTCAAACTTTGTTTACTGAACTTACTGCTCGTAAAGAAGTAATTGATGAAACAATCAAAGGATTCGATACTTATCAAGTGAAGTTGGATGCAGAAAATGCAAAACTGGATCCATTAAAAAAATCGCATGATAAACAAGTGGAAAGTCTTACTAATTCTATTCGTTTTGCCAAAGAGGAAATTGAACGCCTTACCAAAGAGTTGGCAGCTGATGAAAAGAAATTGGAAACTGAGAATGCTGAGTACGAAACTTCTGAAAAAGCAATCACTGCAGCAATCACTGAATTGAATACTAAGTTCGATGTAAAAGTACTTGAAGCTGCAAAATTGGAATTAGATGGTGATGGTACTGAAAAGAATATCGGTCTTGCTAAACGATTAGAGATTGGCCAAACAAAAATCAATCAGTATAATCAATTGGATGTATTGGTAAAACAAAAAGCAAAGAATGAAGAAGATTATAAGAAGAAGGAAAGTGAAGTTAGTGAGTTGGACGAGAAGATTACGACTCTCCGCACCAAGAAGAAGGAAATCATCAAAAACAGCCAGAACATGCCGGTTGGTTGGTCGATTGATGATGATTATGTTACTATCGATAATATTCCTTTTCTGGAAACTGATATTTGTAAGTCGGAAGCGACTGCTGCGATTGCTCAATTGATGATGCGCGTCAATAAGGCTCCATTGATGCTTATGGGCGATGCTGAGGCCTTGGGATATGAAGTACTCAATAAGCTTGAGGAAACAGCTAAAAGTCTTGGTAAGGTAATGCTATTCGCTGAACATGTTCGTTCTGCTGATGAAATGCAATTGGTTTGCTACGATGAAGTTGATCATGAAGTAAAGAAAGAAGAGAAAGAATTGTTTTAATAACTAAAACCTAGTGCGGTATAGGTAAGCCAATAATAATTATGGATTTTAATCATGCAATTAAAACTTATCCAATGATTCAAAGAATTGGATGGAATGGTAAAGGACTATTTGTATTTCAACAAGTACCTTCTGAGATACCAATAGCTGTTGTTCCGAAAATGCAATCATTACCTGAAGCAGTAAAATGTGAATTTACTCGTCGCTATGATTTAGCTAGTGATAATGGGAATAAAATGATGCAAAATAATAGCCCATTTTTGACTATTCGTTACAACTATCAATTAGCAATAGTTGATAAAGAAAACAACATCAATGGATGGGCGCCTTCTGTTTCTGATGCATTGGCCGAAGATTGGATTGAATATATACCGGAGGTTTAAAATGGGAAAAGTATCAACAATTGATACCAAACGCAATCTTTGTGGTAGTTACAAAAGCAGCTACCCTGATTGCACTGGTCAGCCGGAGTTTGGAGATAATGTCGGAAATGATAATGTTATCCGATGTAATAAGTATACAAAGAAAAAAACGAATGTCATTCGCGTAGCAGTAGGTGAAGAGTATTTTGTTTATGTTCTGAAAGATCAAAATGTTTCTATGAATGATTTCATTTCAAGAAAACGTGTAGAAACAAACAACACTACAGATAATCTGTATTATGAAGTTGGAAACTATTTTCTAACAGAGGGAGATTGTAATGAAGAGATTGAACGAGTAACAAAATTGAAGAAAAATGGCACAAGGTAAATTAATCAGTTTCGTACCACTGATGAAAAATGGCGTACAAGATACATATAGTGGAAGTAATGGTATGCTTTATAAGTTTACTGTTACTCTTGATAATGCCGGTACACAAGTAACCGGAACAGCAAATAGTAGCAAACAACAACCATCATGGAAGATTGGTGAAGAATATACTTATGAAGTAGCAATACAAGGAAACTATACCAATATCAAAAATATGAAGTCTATAAATCAGGCTGGTGGTTTTGGTGGCAGTGGTGCTCGTGTTCCTAATCCTAGCTTTGTAGTACAGAAATGTCTTGAAGCTTCATTGGAATGTACTTTCAAATTCTTTGAACTTAATCCGGATGTGTACAAAAGTCAAGCTGCAGAAGATGGTGTATTGAATTTGTTCTATACATTCACATTAAAAGGTGATGAACAACAACGATGGATGAATATTGCCGGACTTCGCTTTGCCTTACAAAAGATGCAAGCGAATGGTATGTTTGATAAAGCAGAAGGAGTAACACTTACTGCGTGGACTATTGAAAAGGCTAAAACTATTGCAGCTTCTATGTCCTCAGTAGTAAAAGCTCAAGTAGAATTTGAAAAGGCTAATCCACCCAAATAATTTATGCCAGATAGATATTCAATTAAAAAGAATAAAGAGAATGGATTATTTAATGTTTATTTTGGAACAATGTATTGTTTTACTTATGATACTTATCAAGAAGCAAAAGACCATATTCAAAATATGAAAAAACGATATAAAAATGAGTAAGACATATATCAATCAGTCATTAATAAAAAAGTTCTTCTACAAAGGAGAAAAACGTGATTACTGTGCTATGGCCATAAAGGCTAATACTATTGATAAAACAGTAAGTCGGGAATCACTATCAATGACATGTGGTAATTATTTTGAAACACAATGTCTGGGTGCTTCTATTGGTGGCAAGAAAACACTTGATTTGCCAAGAAAGAAACTTACTGCTAAGCAAATTCTTGCCGGTCAAACAATAGGTGATAAAAAAATTGATCAGATACGTATTGACCAGCAAGTGATGATGTTCAACAAACTCAAAACTGAATATCAGATACCAATAGAGAAAGAGATGAATACCCAAGTCGGTGTAAAGAAAATATGGAGTAAGAATGACAATATTATCTTACAAGGTGAGATTGATATATTCCCTGCTTCTATTGCATTACCGACACGTGGTTTACGACTTTGTGCTATTGATTTAAAGCTTACTGGTACATTCTCTGACTATGGTGAGTTCTGTTGGGGTTCTCCAACTAATTTAGACGGCATACAAGGCAAGATGTATCATGAGTTGATACGTGACATTGATTTGGACTTTAATATGCAGGAAAACCCTAATAGTACAATTCATCAAGTTTTTACTCCAACAGTAAGAAACATATTAAAGAACAACGATCCTTTATTCTTCTTTTGGGTATTCAATTATAAAGAAGCAATAAACAATAAATTTATTGAAGTAGAATATAACAAACTTGCTCAGGCAGAACTTCATGAATCTATCCGTAGAACTGTAGAAGAATTGAATAAGAATGAACGTGATAACTGGCAAGGTATGGTTCCTAATATTGATAACTGTAGCCAATGCGCGTTGCTATCTTGTCCTTCCCGAACAGAGAAAAAAAAAGAAATAGAAGAACAACAAAATTTCGAAGTCATTTAATGAGTAACGAAAATATCAAATCAGCTATGAATACCTACAATAATGCAATGTTGCTGCGTAGGTATTTGTTGTCTGACTATATCAAATCAAGAATAGATACAAAAGAGCTTATAAAGGGCATTCAAATGTGTGAAATACTTATTATTACTAATGCATTAATTATAAATAAAAATGGCCGGATGGACGAAAGCAGATAGAGCAAAGTTTCTTGAACGATGTGATTCAAGAAAGAATATAATGCCACAAGAAGTAATATCAACACAAGGTAGTCTTTTTGAAGAAGTCATTGAAACAGACAGTGTAAATCCTCGATATCAGAAATTACGATTAGTATTACTCTATCCGGAACTTGATACAAATGAAAAAGGTAATCCTATTCCTAAGCAATCAGCGCGTTTTATGGTTACCCGTTATAGTAATGGACCCAAGAAAGGAGAAATCCTTGTTTATCCAAATAAGCATACCGGTAAGCCTGATGTACTTATTAAATCATATCAAGATGCACGTATCACCAATACAGTAAAAGCATTACAATTACAAGTATTGAAGCAACTTGGAGAAATATCATTTACTAAGTTTCGTGGTGCTGTATTTGTTACTCGTCTTGAATTTATATTTAAAGTATCTGATTCGGCACCTAAGTACATGAAAGATGATCTTACTGCCGGTACTAAGATTTACTTTAAAGATACGGCTCCCGATTTAGATAACCTTGAAAAGATGATATGGGATGCTATGCAAGCTGAAAAGGCTGAGAAAGATGTAAAGAATGCTCTTGTAGGTCTTGTGTATGATAATGATGCACAGATAGTATCTAAGAATGGTATTTTTAAACGCTGGGGTCTTAGGCCAGGCGTCATCGTAGAAATGGAAGGCCCAATTTAATAAATATTGTATGATTGAAATTAAAAAAGGAATTGTATTTACTGATGAAAAAAAGGATATACAATATACTATTTCCTTAGTAACTAAAACAATTGTTCAAGTTACATATGAAGGAGAAATGGTTGAATTTACAAGAGAAGAATTTGAAAGTATAAATAAGTTATCACGATTTGAAACAGTGAAAAATGATAAAAAGAAAAGAGCTAACTAACTACACTAATTCCATAAAGGAAAACATATTTGAAATATACGATAATAAAAAGCATCGGTTATCAAATGAATATTTATCATTAGATGCTATTAAAAGTCTTTGTGATTGTTCTCTTGCTAAACGTAAAGGTAAAGAAGCTAATTTTAAATCATTTGGATTAAGTAATAATGCCGTTGAACAATACTATGATTATAACTTTGAGGTATTCATAAAGGATAGTGTTGAATATTATCTTGCAATGGCCTATATTCAACTAATTGCTTATGGTTGGATACATGGTATGGAAATAAGTTTTGAACGCTCTAAATCGATTGATTTCATCCGTTTTAATTCAGCAGATTGTATTACTATAATAGTATCTGAACTACAGTTTGAAGAACATCCAAAAATGGAAAAGATAATTAATCAAATGCTATTTCTTATTGAACTTCTTTGTCGACAATGGAAAATTGATTTACATTCTATAGTAGACCAAACAATAAAATATATTCAAGTAAATAATAAATACAAAATACATGAAGTATGATTCCAACAAAATTTTATACTAAAGCAGAAGTTGCTGAAAAAGAATCAAGAGTAGAAGCATTGATATATCTTGTTCATCAGCTTGCGGACATACAAGAAGGATATATTCTTGATGCAATGGAAATACTGAAAGATGTAGGTGATTACCGGTTCCGTATAAAACAAGATATTGATAAGTTGAAACACCTTACCGGAACACTTCGAGAAGAAGTATGGAAACGAAACAAAGATAATATTTCTGCTGTCGTATTATTTGGAGAAGAAAGTGAATCACTCAAAAACGTAATTGAGAATTTCTTCTTTAATCTTGATCTTAATGAAATGGTTCCGGCATGTACTGACACAAATGACATTTATCATGAAAAACATAACTAATCTAGCAAAGCAATATGCTACTGAAATACTAAAGAGTAATTCTTTTGATAGTATTCATAGTTTTATTGAAAATGGATATATCAATGGATTTAATAAATGTGATGAATTTATTGATATGACATTATTAAAGCATCCAATGAATACTGATATCATAGTAAAAACCCATAAAGGGAGTACTTACTTTGGTAAATTCATTTTAATATATGATAATGTTCTATTTCGACCAGACCTTACTAAAGGTGATGAAGATTTAAAATTTGAATATATAAAAGAATGGAAAAACGTAATTAATAAATAAGTAATATGACAATAGATAATTCAAACAATTGGATAATAATGACAACTGAACATGTTGTTTTATTTCAAGGGTCAAAAGAAATGATACAAACAACTTGGGACTGCAATACTCGTACATTAGAGGACTTACAAAGTGAGTATCGACATCTTTATACTGCAGAAGTAATGAAGAAGATTTATGAAGAAGAACAGATTGATTACAAAGGAGAATTATTATTAATGGAAATACATAACAGCTTAGTCAATGATTAAAGTAAGAGATATCACCGAAGCAAAAGCAATTGATTTGTTTACTTCTCAGTTTGGAAATGATGTTCTTTCTCGTTTTGATAAATTCAAAGAAGAAGTAAAAGAATTATATGAAGCATTTGATGAATATGAAACATATATTGCTAATGATGTTGTAATGCCACCAGAAGCATTAGAACACCTATTAGACGAGTTTTCTGACGTTCAAGGTACGTTTACTCATCTATCTAGTTTATTTGGCTTATATCAACAAGAAATGCTTCATAACTGTATAGACAAAGTAACAGGTAGAATGATTGATCCAAACTATAAAAGAAAATAATATGTCAACACTAGACGAAAAAGCAAAAGAAAATCAATATCCATACAATTATCCTAAATTTGGAATGTGGGCTGTTGAAATAACAGAATATATAAGTCGTAATTGGTTTAAAAAAGGTTATGAGTTATGCAAAAAGGAATTTGAAGATAAGCTTCAATGGATTTCAGTTGATGAAAAAGAACCTGAATGTACTATTGAAGATGAAGGCATTTATTGGTCGGAATATCTTGAAATAAAAGTCAAAGGTTATAATCATCCTTTCATTGGTTATTATGTAAAAGCAAATGACGATCAGTTCTTTGATTTTATTCATAAAACAGTTGATGAAGGAATTAAACAAGAAGATATTACTCATTATCGTTTCATACCTTAAAAATATAAATTTGTATATAATAATTCTATCTTTTTATATACATTTGTACGTGTTATTTAAAAAGTGAGATTTTTGCAATTTTAGTTAGATTTTTTATACGTCAAAGAGACAGAATGCTGTGAAGTATGTAAAGCTCAAAAAGAAAGCCATCTTTCCTATTCGTAGGTTAGATGGCTTATTTTTTTAATTCAATTTTTCAAGATCGTCAACTTCTTTTTGTAATCGCTTAGCTCGTTTATCAGCAACTTCTTGATAGTGTTCTTTCAGTTCCTGAGCATTCATATCATTTATTTTCTTACGTGCTGTCCAGTCTTGAAGCATGTTGTCATTATCTCCTAATAACTCCATAAACCATATAGCATCATATACTGGTCCAGTATAAGCAAATAAACGCGTCCACTTCTTTTGTCCTGTCATAAGCCCCATGATGTTGTCTATAAGGCCTGACATTGGAACAATATTACTCTTTATGGAGTCATAGTTCGAATAAGAAAGAAGTTCGCTATAAAGCCATGAAAGTTTGTCCTTATCTCTGTCACTCATTCCATTTGCTGCAAGCATGTTTATACCTACTAAAATAGAAGTAAAGAAAGTAGCACTAATCATTGACCGGGCAAGATTGTATTTTGTCATTGGGTCCATCTCTTCCAAATCAGAAAACTTCATATCCTTAGTACGAACAACTTTTACTACATCAGAAAGATAGTTCCACATAGAAGCAAGTGTTCCCTCTATCATAATTTGTTTCTTGATAGTTTCCCATTCATTATTTTCATTCAGTTCTGCAGTAACGTCGGCACCATAAGATGTCATTCTTCTACTACCAACTAAATTGAATATCTTCCCTGGCAAGAAAGTACGGAACTGAGTAAAGATACGACCCGAGAATGTATTCCCTAAAAGCATCTTTTGATATTCATCCATAGCACCAATAATATACTTGTCAGCATACCATTTGAAACGAGTGTTTACTTCTTCAAAATCATAACCCACTTCCATATTTTCAGTATCTTTTATGATACCTTGGTCAATCATCTGTTTTGTCTTTCTATCCCAGATAGCTTGTTCTTTACCACTGATCATTTTACCCTCTTTATCAAAGTAACGAGTATCTTTCAACTTATCATATTTCAATGTATCAGTTGTCTTATCATAGGTATGAGCTTCATAAGAACCATCATGTATCATAAATCCGACCATGGTAGTTAGTCTGGCCGCGATATCAGAATAGTAATTACCAATATGTGCCAGTTGTGATTGGAAAACGTTCTTATCAATATTTGTTGTAAAAAATGACTCAATAGCTTCCATCTCACTACCATTTACTAAACCAAACTTCTTACCTAGCGCCATAACTTTTTTATGGTTCATAGCAAGTTCAAGATTTGCTTTAGTCATATCTTCTGGAGTAGGAAAGTTCAATCGTTTATTTTCATCAGTAAACATATTAGCAGCCTTAGTAGACAATGCTTCTATGATTTGTGACTGAGTATTGAAATAAGCTGAACGTACCCATACAAGTGGACGATAACCAAGAGCCATGAAAGAATAAGCATTAGTGATATTCTTTACAATAGCTGCAGTCTTATCAGTAGGATCATCTTGTGACTTTCCTTTGATAATTCTGTCAGAATATTCTTTCAAAAATTCATTAGTATATTTCGTTTGAATGTTATACTCTTCTTTTAATATCTGATTCCATTGAATAGCTTTATTCATGGCAGGGATCATTCTATTCTCAATCTCAATAGTACGAATGCTATCATCTACAAACATGCTAAATACATATTCTAAGTTCATAGTCTTTTTACCATAGAATTTCAAATCACCTTTGTATCTATTAGGTGTAGTACTGTCTGTTGGCATAAGTCCCATACGTATCATCTGTTGCTGTATAGACTGCTGAGATCGAAACCGTGAGTTCATATGTTGATAATTATCTGAAATCAAATCATTATCAATAGTCACATCTTCTATTCCGGACATAAACTCAGAAATAGCTATTTGATCCCACCCTTTACGAACCATCTCTTTGTATTTCTTGTCGCGGAATAACTCTTGTTTAGTCTTTTCCAAAACAGGAATATGCCCTGGAACCATTTTACTCAATAACTCATTACGCAACTCTTCTTCTTTCTTTGGCGTTGACCGGCGCGAGTTATCATGCATTGCATTGGCAAGGTAACGTTCTTTTACTGTTTCAAGAATAAGGTCGGCCAGAGCAATATCTTCTGTAGTAAGTCCGGCTTTCTTAGCTTCTTCGACATTGTAAGATCCATACAATTGATTATTGAGAATGATAGGAACAATATCACCTTTCTTATTCTTATCACTATCCTCAGTAAGCAATAACTCTCCTTTCTTGAATAAGTGACCAAATACTTTCTCGGGTTGATTACCGAGGATGTTTAATGACATACCACGCGATTCAAGTGATTTTGTCAGTGCATCATTAAACTTTGCTTTATAGTCATTCAATTGATTGACAATAATAGATTTTGTTGCTTCGGCTTCTACAGAATAGTATTGAAGGATATCAGATTTAATATTGTGGATATTAGTAAACTTCAACCAAGTCTTATTGATATCTTTTACTTGTCCGTTATTGATACCTACACCTTGTTTGAACCATACAAGATACTGAGTAATCAATTTGTGTTCCGGATTGTTTATCCAATTCTTGTCTTTTATCTCTATTGCCCGGGCACGATCGCTAAGTAGTTTGAAATGTTCATAACTGTTGAAGTTATCAGTCATAGCATTTTTCTGTACTTCATCCATATTCAATGATTGATAGTAAGCAGCATAATACGTTTCTAGCTTATCTCTCCAACTCTGGTATATACTATCCTCATTCCATGCTTTATCATCGCTTAAAAGCTCTTGAAACCATTTATACGATAATGATTTTTCATCCATGACAGCTTGTACTGATGGAAGAGTAAATAAATCTCTACCATTGGCCATTGCTTGATGAAGAGTAGAAAGCATACGTGGTTGAATAGAAGTACCATTAAAACCAATAACACCATAGCGACGTAAGGTAAGTTTCTTATTATTCTCTTGAGCAAGTTTATTCATGCCGGCAATAGTCACTCCGAGTAATACTTGTCGTATATCTCCCTGACTATTGCTCATATTAAACTTACGACCTTTTTCTGATTTGTCATTACCTAAGTTTGAAGCAAGTGATTTCTTATGTGAATCCATAAGGTTATCTTGAAACCCAAGAACGGAACCGGTTAAGTCAATAAGTGATACATCAACTTTGCTGTCAGACATAGTATGTACTATCACAATAGGATTAAAACCAACAATAGCATCATTGTATAATGGTGCCAGCGCTTGTACGTTTGTCATATCCCGATAGTTCATAACAGTAGTCATAGGTTCGTTTATACCAAGCAATTTAATAGAACGAACAATGTTCTCAACTACTGTATCAGAGAAACCATATTCAGAGAAAGTATCTTGAATAAGTGTTTCAAGTGGAACAGAAGTATCTGAGATATGCTTATTAAGTATTTCGACAATATTGTTGTTGAATGAGTTCATCATCTGCTGACGACGTACTAGCATTTCATTCTTTATACTGGCCATAACTTCATTGTCCGGCATACTATTAGGATAACTATACATCTTACCATAGTCAACATAGATACGATCCTTATCTCTTTGCCAAAGGTTCGCAAATATGTTTTCAACCATCTTTTCTTTTGCTTCCGGATTTTCAAAGTTAAGTTGTCCGTACTCTTCATTGTTGATAAGGAATGGAACTACCTCAGCGACATTCTCAATAGGCTTAAATCCTATATCAGCTTCATAGAAACCATCACTATAATAGTTCTTCAATAACTGTTCTACCTCTACCGGCCCAAAATCAATAATCTTTCTACCATTAAGAATATCTTCTGTCAATGCATTGAAAATGTCATTCAATGTACCTTTCTCAAAGTTTACATTATCAAGTGCTGAGTTAGCAGTTATTTTACCAGATACTAGATTACCTATTGAAGAGAATAAGCTACTGACAATATCATATACTTTTCTGAATATATCTTTTGATCGAATAGAAGATACATAGCGATTGTTACGAGCAAGAAACTTGTTTACTTCTTTCTGTGAAGTCATACCACTTACTGCAGCAGCATATTCATAGAGTTGATGAACCTCGTCAAGCTGCCAATACTTTTTGCGTATCGAGTCCATGATTTCTTTATTGTCTGCAATTGAATCACGTACTTTACTCATAAACTGATTGTACTTATATCCATCAGTCATTTCAAGAACGTGAATCCATACGTGTGTAAGCTCATGAATAGGAGTATCAACATTCATTGATTGAGTATTCAAGTGTATTCCGGTAGCATCTACCCACGCGCGATCAGTAGCATGTTCGGTATTACGTGTTGTCTCAAAACTTTCAACTTGTATTTTAAATCCCGGTACCGCTTTCTCCAATGAATGAATAAACGAATTAGTCTTTTCTGCTGTTGCAATAAACTCTTTACGTAGCTTGTAGTCTTTAATACCTTCCGTTTCTGCCACTTTCTCCCCTATCTGAATAGATTTACCCGACTTAGTGATAATGTTGTCATTTTCGTCAAGTATGTAATCATTTTCTGATATAGTATTCTTAGCAACAAATTTTTTGAATCCAGTAATATCTAATTCAGAACCTAATTGATATACATCATTCTTAGTATATATAGATAAAACTTGATTACCCGCATCTAATCCAACAACAGTATCACTATTATCAATTAATTTATCAATATCTATATTTTTATTTACCCATAAATTTTCTCTTTCAGTTTCTCTTCCGCTTTTATCTATAAGTTCAGCATCTAATTCAATATTGTATTTCCTTAAATCAAGTACATTGTTTGAATTTATGATAAATGGTTTTACATTTTTACCAAATACTTTAGCATAATTTTCATCCGGTGTAAAGTATTTCCCATTTTTATTATTTTCGTTTTCACCTCTAAATAATATTTCTTTGTTTTTGCTATCAGGGAATATACTTTCAATATATTTTGAATATTGTTGCTTAGTTCCAATAGTACTAAGTTTATCATTATCATTAAATAATTGATCAACTCCATTTTTAATCTTAGTTGTATCTTGACCACTGAGAACAGAAAACTTTTCAGTAAACATATTCGCGCGATACTTCACTGCTTTATCTACACCATAGCGTTCCACTAACTGCTGGTATATTAAAGATGGATTCCCATCAGCCGTTAAGCTGACAGGATTACCATTGTTCTTTGCATAGATAGTATGTGCTTTACCATCTCCGACGATTGCTGATAAGGCTTTGTATTCCTTATCATTTTTGTTAGGACATTTACTCATAGAATTGATTATTTACATTTATTTTTTTCATCATTATTATCTGACTCATTATCTTGTGCCGGAGTACCAATAGCGGGTTCACCTTCTGCAACTTCTTTCTTGCTATCTTTCTTTGCTATCTCACTATCGAATAGTTCAAGTGATCCTTCCAATGTATTCAACATTTCAGAACGTTTGCTTTCTGTTGCTTTCATCTCAGCACGTACTGCCGGATTAATCATTTCAACAATAGCACTACGAGCAACCTTTCCATAAGTAGTAATCCCTACTGACATATCTTCAACTTCTTTATTGAAAGTAGTTTTCTGATTAGCTAAGAAATCAGTTGATGAAATCTTACTAGTAAGTTGTTCCACCATGTTCTTTCCTTGACTACTGATATAAGCCAATGCACGTGCTTGTACTAATGCTTTTACTATCAATGATTGTTTGAAATTGAGTTGTGCCATAGCAATCTTTATTTGCTTAATCTCATTGGCATTCTTCTCAGTTTCCACAACTTGAACATCATCAACTAAATTACGAATATATTTATTGATTTTGTTTCTTCTGTGTTCTTCATTTTGATAGTTCTTCAAGTCCCAAGGAAAGTTCTTTGTCTTTTCTCCGATAGTACTTAATACTTTGTATTTGTAAGCATCAAGAACCTCATTGATAGAATTGAATTTGTTCTTATTGTCAAAAATTGATATACGAGTTTCAACACCATCATTTGTAAGAGTATTTATGTTCAACTGACTTAAGAACATATTCCCTTTTACTTTGTATTCCATTGGTTTTGTAACTTCATTCTCAGTAAGTGAAGTAGCATTCGGATCAAAAATAGAATGTTGTAATGTTCCCTCCTTAAGTTGAATCCTATTGTTACGTTTCTGAGTATCCATTTCCTTTTGTTCCATACGATAAGTGATATCTGAATCGTTAGCAAGACGATATTCAAAATTAGTTCCTTTTACTTTAATAACACGTATTAATTTTCCACTTCTTGTATATAGAAATTGTCCTTCCGATACCCATGCACGTGAACCTTGATGTAATATCAAATCATTATTATCCCGATTAGCAAGACTAAGATTGTATTCTTCTTCCGGTGTAGTCTGAAATGAGCGTAATTCAGAAGTCATATTCTCTCCGGCCATAGTAGACATACCTAAAGAAGTAATGTTTCCAAATACTTCATAAGCATTGTTATCATTCAGTTTTAAATTTATTCTATGTCCGGTGTTTACTTTCTCACCATCTATAGTTTTTGTCTCAAACTGATAAGCATACTTAGGACTATTTTCATTTACTACTGCTTTTGGACTTAGATATTGTGCAAACTCAGGTTGTAATCCAAGATAGTCATAGATACGCTCACGAATGTCTGAATTGAATGTAACGGACTTTCTGTACTTATTTGGTACAAGACTATCAAGACCAAGAGAAGAGCGCAATTCGGCGTATGTATCGTTATACACTTTGCTTATTGGTCCTTTGTAGAAATCTACACCTATCACTTGAAGTAAACCACCTTGACGATATGACATTCTATTGGCAATAATCTCATAGTTGATAAGCATTTCTTTATATTCTTTTGGAAGAGAATTAAAGTAGTCTTTCAACTGAGCAACGCGCTGTTCTGTCATTTCTTTAGTATTGACATCAAGTAATAATTTCACATCAAACTTACCACCAATAGTAAATAGTTTGATAAGAGGATTAACTGCAAATCTTATCCATTCTTCTGCCGGCAACTCACTTTGTACTGTCTTATTCAAATAATCAATATTATCAGAATGCTCAACAATATCCATCATAAATTGAGGAAAGTTCTTTACAAATGATTGTCTATCAAAAAGACTTGATAAATCCAAGTTCTGTGATGGGTTTTCATAAGTATTACCAACAGCTTGATAGATATACTGACCTTTCATGATAGCACTTTCTCCAATGGTAGCATAGTACTTGTCAAGCATAATATCGTTTATCGCGGTACTTACTGCAGCGACTTCACCACCGAAGTTCAGTGTTGTTCTATTCTGTAATTTCAAGAATGATTTTACAACATCTTTTTCAATAGCTTCATTATCGGCCATAAATGACTGTTTAGTGATAAGTTCTTGACGATACAGTTCTTGCAAGATATAATCAATCTGAGGTAAGTTCTTGATAAGTTTACCCATATTAATTTCATTAGCTACCAATTGTTCTTGGGAGAACATAAAAGCTTTTTTCTTTTCATCTTGTTCTTTATTGTAAGCATCATTGTTTATGGTATAGTAAGCCATATGTTTAGCAACATTCATATCACTTGCCGGATTAGAATTGTATTCTTGCAATGACATACCAATAGTTTGTTGTACGGTATTAATCATTGTTCTGAAATCCTTATCCAATGAAGGAATACCATTACGCATTCCCATGATAGTAGAAAGACGATACAAAGCATCTGCGGTAACACTAAGCTTAGGAACCATTTTCATGTAACGTAAACCTTGTATGTCGGTCCTGGCAATATTTATGTTTGCACGAGAACGCACCATTAGTTTTAATTCATTAGCAACTTCTGTAGAAATGCTATCCAAGTCTTTAATATCAAAATTCGATACATCAGTTTTATCAAAAACAATTTTATTGTTCTTATAAGTAAATAGGTTTTCATCATCAAATCCATTATCTTTTTTCCATTGTTGAAGTAATTGTTCTTTATCTGATCCAGTAAAGTCATAAGGACTATTTTTGAATGCTTCTTTATTGTTTTTATAATATGAAGTAAGTTCTTTCATTAGAAGATCATCAATAGACTGTTGTAATAATACATCAGTTGTTTCAAGTTCTAATGAATACTTTTCTGTATCATGAACATTACTTTTCCATGATAGTCCTTTTGATTCTAACCATTGAGATACATTGGTATTATTGAAATGTTCAATACGAGAAGCTATTTTATCCACTTCTGTTGAGGCCATCTTCCAAAGATTGAAGTCAGCACTCTTAGTCATTATAGAAGTCTTACCAGAGTAAGTATGGAATAGATTACGTATATTCTTGTTATTAAAGAAATCATACACTTCACTATTATTCATACCATTCAATTTCAGTACTGCAAGAATATTGATACCAACCGGACTAATTGCGTAGTTCGCGAATGTATTGTTCTTGGCATTATCCAATGCTCCTTGTCCCCATGTTCCTAGTTCAATAACAAAACCATTCAGACCGGTCTTGATTTTACCTTTAGGTGCATTCTCATTGATAAAGTTTTGTATTCCAGAATGGGTACCAGTTTCTACAAACTTATTTACTGAGCTTGAAATAATAATGGACGATACTGTCAATGAATTAGCAAGAATACCAATAGCATCAGCACCGGCTTTATTTCTTGAATACGATTCATAGATAGAACGAATAGAGTTGTTCTGTAAATTATCTACTAATTTTTCTTTCTGTTTCATCACTTCATTAATCTTATCTAATGAAGAGGTAAGGAATAAAGACTCTTGATTGCCACTATGAAGCGTAATAGTGTTACGTAAGGCATTCATTTTGTTTCTATGACCATCTGCACCTTTTTGAATAATATGGCCTTTAGAATCAAGAGAATTAGAATACATTGTCAATGCATCAATATCATAATCGGAGTCATTACGTAATGTCATACCCGTTGGGATATAAACCACGTTACCACCATTATGAAACATTGCTGTTTTGAACACACCACCCGATCCTAAGAACGTTGCCGGAACACGTGATAAGAATGAAGTATTTGATTCTTCAAAATCTTTCAATAATTGTTGTGCTTCAGTAAGAATTTGTTCGAGTATTTCACCACTACCCATTAATGCAGCAATTACTTTGTCTGGATTAGCCAGGTCAGTAGATTGCAGTTCCATTGAATTGATAGCTTCTAAGATTGATTCATTAGTAGCATTTACTTCTGATTGTAATTCCTCAGTAGTCATTTCTCTAGTACTATCAATCAAGTTAGCAATACGTTTACTGATAAAACGCTTTCCATCATTATCAACAGAAGGATTTATAAGTTCATCAACATACGTTTCTATTTTCAAGTTTTTGATAGCTTTACGTATCATTGGTGAGTCTACAAATGCACTCCATTGATTCAATGACATATCAGCATCCTCAGATAGACCGGCCATTAATTTATCATATAAATTAGAACTGTCCAATGCAATTCTTTCAGTACCCAAATTGATATGTTGAATGTCTATCAATGATTCATTACTTCTATGACCATATACTTTAGCATATACATTTGGCATGGAGATATGACCAACAGTAGTTTTACCATTTACGATATTCATATCTTGTAATCGTTGCATAGTAAATCCTGCAGCAGCGAGTTCTTGATTCATAGCATCACTATTATATTCATCAAATGAATAGTCACGATAATTTGTACCGGGTCTTAATTCATTAATAGCATCATTACGAGAATATATCTTACCATCACGTACAAACTCTTCTAAGTACTCTCCAACAGTTTGTGTAAGACGAATACCTTTTGTTCTTGCTTGAATAGATTGATTGGCCATGTTACGGTATGACTGTAGTACTTTAGAACGCATCATAGGCAATTGCATAGAAACATCCATATCACTGAATAATTCAATGAATGCCATATCTTGTCCAGAAGTACGCAAGCTATTTACTACACGATCACGCATAAAGTCCATCAATTGTTTTATTGCTGGATCAATTTCTGATTTTTGTTGTTCGGTAAGTGTAGAAACATCATACTTAGACCAATCAATATTTTTGAATTGTTTTGCAGCTTCTACTTCTCCATACTTAGATATTGATTCTTCAAGTTCTTTACGTAATGCTGTTTGAAGTCCTTGTTTGTTCTCCATATAAGCACTGTAAAGACTTGATATCTCAGGATTATTACTAACACCTAAACCGGTAGCATCTTGTTGTGATGGTGCTGCCTGCAGTTTTGCATTGATATCAGTATCTTGTGATGGATTCATTACTATCTTAGTCTTGGTATTATCCACAACATCCATGTTTAATGGCTGACTGTAATCAACGTCATTTAAGGCATCGTAAGTATTGACTGAGGTAACTGAACCTTTCTGTGTAGATACTGGCGCCATGAAAGCCACAATGCTATTGTACATGTGTCCGGCACGTTCTATACCATCAGGATTAATAGTTATTCTATCTTGATAGTATTGTTGGTTATCTATCCAGTTCATCATATCTACAATGATGTCATTAAACTCTTTTTGATTGTTTTTATCATCATACAATTCTTTGAACTTATCAGTAAATGAAAGTTTGTTTTCATTAAATGATTCTTCACCAACCCTAGCAACTAACTGACGATCTGTTTCAGCAAGCATACGCATAAACATATTTCGGTAGTAGGTATGTTGCATATCAAAACCAGTAATGACTTTATCCCCACGTTTAATCTGTGAGTAAGTACCATCAGCTCTTCGAAAGTTAGTAAGACCTTTATACATGGAAGCATTACCAATTACTGTTTTAGTACCACCAATAGAGTTTAAGGTCTGCAAGTAATGGAATGGATTAATAGTTATCTGACCATCTTCCGGTTTCATCATATTACCATTATTTGCCAATACTTTTTGACCATCAATTTCTTGATAAGTATTACCACCATCAACCATATTATCCCTATAGAATACAATAGGACTTTCTGTAGTCAATGTAGGTGTATGTAATTGATATCTTACATTATTCTGTACAACTTCTTTCGTTCCTTGGGTAAGTACACTTTGTGCCGGTGTATGAATAGGACCATTACGTTTTACCTTATCAAGATAGTTCTTGAAAGAGAATGGATTCAATGAAAAATCATCAATATGATTATTGGCAAACATAGTAGCCATATAGAAACCAAACATAGGTTGATTAAAACGTATCTCTGATTTTTCAAGTTGTTGATAATACGGATTCTTATCAGTAGTATTTGTTGGGTTTTTATCACCAATAGTATTTTTGGTAAGATTATTCATTGACTGAACCGGTTTAAAACCATAGTTCGCAATCATATCAGTAAACTTAGCAAAGTCATTTTCAAATAACCGCATGATAGCTCTTTCCAATTTAGGAAGACTTTCTACTTTTCCACTCTTTACATCATTAGTAAGACTTCTAATCTTTTCAATTTTTGATTGTTTATTAATCATATTGAATTGATCTATTTTACCGGTTACTGCATTACCTGGTATAATGACATCAATACCATCAACTGTTTCATAAGAAAGTTCATAACTTCCTTTACCGCTTAAATCTTTAGTAAGAGAAGTTGCATCAAACATATTACGTAATTGGTCAAAAGTACCATTTGCTTGAGCTTCTTTGGAAACATCAATCATCTGTTTACGTAATCCTTTGGTAAAATGAGCTTCATTATTTTCTGCCGGTGCATTCAAGAACTTCGTTTTGGTAGATAATGATTTGTTTATCTCCATAAGTGCGTTGTTCAGATTTGAACGTGAAGTATTAATACGTTTTTTGATTTTATCGTATTCACGTAATACTTCTGTTCCGGCAACTGAATAATCAATATTAAAACCATTATCGGTATTGATAAGTGTTGACTCTACTTTGGCAAAGATTATTTTACCAGTATCCGATACTGTTGTAGTAGGAACATAAATAACCGGCCGAGCTTTTGATTTTACCATTTCTTGCATAAACATGTTGATACTCGTGTCAATGAAGTCAGAAGTATCAATTTTTGTTTTTCCAATAGAAGTAAATCCAAGTGAACGGTTTTCTCCGATACTTTCTATAAAGCCAGTAATCTTAGTTGTATCTGTAGGGTCTTGTTTAAAGGCATCAAACTCTTCATTGAGTGTAGTCTTTAAAGCAACTGAATAAGTGGCTGTACCCTTAGCTGTGTAACGATGGGTATCATTTGTTTGTCCACCTAGTTTCTGCTGTATAGAAGCAATCATATTTGATGATACAAACATATCTTCCGGAGTAACATATCTCATAGAAGATACATCATTAGTTATCTCTTCATTTTCTACAATGTCAGGTTGTACTTCAAAAGTAATAAGGTTCTTTGGTGTTGTTCTATTTAGGAAGCCAAGAACTATATCACTTCCGGTAATACTCTGGATGCGTGTCAATGGTGATAAACTTTCTTTTGTATTATATCGAATATGATTTAATAGGTTACGTTGTATGATAACTTTCTTAGCCGGTTTATTAATGTCCTCATTAGCTTTTAAAGTTTCTTCTGTATAGTTTTTAGAATATTGATTATACAATGTAATCATGGCACCTAAATAATCAGCCATAAAATCTGATGGAGTAGCATAATTGGCTTGTATCTCAGAATTGAAATTACTTACATATCCAATCTTATTAATAGTTTTCATATTATCAGTAACCTCTGACCAACTATTAGCAACCATAAGACTCTTGAACATGGCCGGAGTAACACCTTTTAATGCAAACTGTCCTTTGATACGATTAAAGATGTCTACTATATGCGCGTATTCTCCTTTGGTATTAAGCATATCAGTAGAGAAAGGTGACATAGTAGTATTACCAAACTTTTTAGATGTAGCAATAACACCTTCTTTATTTGCAAATTTGAATCTACCATTTTCGTATTTTAAGAAACTAGTTTTATTAGTAACATTATTATACCGGCTTACCTTAATATCAGTATAGTCAATAGACATATTTTCTTTAAAGAATGATATTGAATTTGTGTTCAACTCACCATTCAAAATCTTATATCCTTGAATACGTTTAATCTCTTCGGCGGTACCTCTCCAAAAGTCTTTATAGTAATGAGTAGACTTCATAGTATCATCATAGTAAGTGAACTTAACCTGGTCTTTTACATTGAAAGAAGTATATACACTTACCAATGAATTTAAAAGGTCTTTAGCCTGTTCTATCTTACGTTTTTGATCTTCTTGTTTAGCATCCCATGACCATGTAGCATCAGAGTTCTGCGCTCCTACTTCTTGTTTCCATTCTTGTTCATTTTGATAAGAACGTTCAAGTAGTCCTTTATAACGACCATCATAGTTTTCTTCTGAGATATAATGATTAGAATAGTCAAGTGAGAAATCAGTTCCTTTACCTTTTGCTTCAAACATGTAGTTGTACATGCTATGAATTACTTCGGCTGCCGGATTCAAATATCTGTTTGATTCATCAATTTCAGAATTATCAATGAATCCTTCCATAATAGATTTTAATGCAGATACTTTATCAGTAACACCATCCATTTGACTTACTCGCATACCAAGGTCTATCATCAATGAATGAACTTGTTTCTGATCTAAGAACTTTACTTTTCCGCGGGCATCAAATACAGCACTACCATTTGTATTGATAAGTGGTATAGAACTAAGATATAGTTTTTGTATATCGGAAACATTCTGTTCAGAAGAATAACCATCCCAATCAAAACGTTCACCGGCACCCACTTCTTTTTCAAATGAGTCATTCATCATATCATATGATGGAAGCATAGTCTGCACAATCATTCTAATATTTTTATCAGAATAGATTTTGTATGCATCAATACTATTCCGGCCATTGATATCAGAAAGTTTAATATTCAAAGGTTCTCCATTCTCAACAATATCTTTTACTGCCATTTCATTTTCTTCAAGTTCTCCTTGTTCATTTTGAGTAATAACAGTGGCCATAGTTTCACCATACAATTCTTGATATTCTTTTCCTTCTTCAATAATAGAATTAATACTTTCCGATAATGAATTAATATTACTGTTTTTTGTATTGGAGAAAATAGAGTTTTGAAGTATAGACATTCTTAGTCCGGACTTAGCAATAACTAATGATTCAGTATTGTAAAGTTCTTTCTTTAATGCTTCTTCCATCTGACTGGCAATAAGTAATCGTTTGCTAGAACTTTCATTTGTTGATTGTACTGTTTCTTCAGAAGTAGTATCACTTTCATATTCTTCAAAAGCAATATCTGATTTTTCAGTATTCATTTCTGGAACCCTATTAGCAAACTCGCCATTGTTTATTTGATTGTATAAGTTCTTCAACTGTTTGTTTGAACCATATACACCGCGAAGTCCCATAACGATATCTTTCAAGAAACTCTTGAACTGATTGTATAAACGCAAAGCAATATTTACATTCTTGTCTTTAGTAGTCGCACGTTCTTGTTTTGCATAATCACGAGCAATCCATTCTTCAAGTTCTTTATCACCATTGATAGGTGTTCCTTGTTCATACTTGTTGATTACCTGGGCCGCTTGTAATAGCATTGCTTTAGCATCAGTATTTATGAAGTTACGATAGACAACATGTAATACTTCATGGTCAACTGTAGAACGTGGCATCATACCATTCTCTGCTGCTAATGTCATGATAGTATTATCTTGTACCATACCACTTGCAGTAAGACCATTTAAACGAATCTTTCCTTCTTGTGTAAGGAATAGTTCAGATTCAGTATAAGACTGTCCTAAACGTAAAGCAACACGGTCTATTGACTGTTGTATAGGTTCTACATCAGGAGAAGAGTATTGTGTTTCTTCAAGTCCTATATTTGGAAGTTTTTTCTTTCCCGGTTTATTTACTGGTGGAGTTGGTGAAGTTATTGGTTCTACTTTATCAAGACCTACATAGAATGATTTATTGTTTATGCCCAAAGCTTGTACATTAAGCATATCAATAGTTTCTTTACCACTAACATGAGTAGTATAAGTTTCATTGTTTAATGTCAAGAAATCATATAATCCGGACATAGCAAGATTATCTTTCTTAGAAAGAAAATCACTTAGTTCTTTATACTGTGAATCAAAACCACTATTACGATCTTTATCTGTCTTGAAAGAATCAAGATTGATATCCAAGAATGTTTTACTTTTTTGCTGAATCTTAATAAATGCAAAGATTGCTTTATCAGTTGCCTGAGTAGAGTTCTTTAAAGTAGAAAGGTTCGCGCGCAATAATTTATAAATAGTAGTTTTTGAGAATGCTGTTTGTTTGGCTTTCCACTTTTGTTCATCTGATAAAATAGTAGATGATAATATTTCTTGTGAAATAAAGTCCTCTTCTGCCTTAATACGTCCAATGATAGAATCCATAGAAGCATTTGCGCGCTGTTTAATGGTTTCATTCTTGCTAGTAATAGACTGGCTAAACTTAGGCATTTGTACTACTAAACGAATACTTTCATTACTATTTAATTGAACATTTAAACGTAATCTGCCATCAATATACAATGGAGTTATATCAGTTTGTGCGCCAGGGAAGTCTTTCAACAAATCAGTTACCGTTGTCAAATCACTTTCATTATTTGAATACTCTACTTTACGAATACCCATATCATGAAAATCAACATTTACCTTATCAGTAATACTTGCATGAGTATCATAGATAGACATGTTCATATCACGTTGTTTAATCAATTCAGATTGAACCGGTGCGAAAATAGGATTATTGATAACAGCATTCCATGCATCTACTAGTCGTTGTTTCTCAGTTTTCTGTTTTTCAAGTTCAGTTTCCTTTACATCAAATGAAGTATAAGAAATCTTACCACTTCCATCAATACTAATAACTGATGGTAGAGTCATAGAACCAATAGCATTGGAAAACTTACCACCATTTAATCCCGGAGTAGTAAATATGTCATTGATGATAGAATATACTGGTATATCCATTGCTTTTATAGATGTACCATTAGGATTTACTGAATGCTTTTTAATAATGGCATTTACATAATCCTCAGCAATAGTTCCCATAAAGATATCTTGAATGGCTTGTAACTGTTCTCCTACCAATCCTTTGTTAGTTGGATCAAAAGAAAGAACAATCATATCGTACTTTGCAGTCTTATTATCCTTATCCCATCCGGTAGTATTTTGTTTCTCAGCTTTTAATTGAAACAAATGTTTATACTGTGATAGGTTCGATATAAAGGCGTCATTTATTGCACGACGTAACTTACCATTCTCTTGACTTAAACTATCGCTAGCACCAACTAAAGTAGCACTGGTAGCCCAGAAAATATGTGACTTGTTTTTGTTCTTATCGAATATAGCAGTAGAGTTGTTCAAGAAGCGTTCACGCGATAACTGACTTACTTCATTTGGAACAACTGGTTTCACTTCTTCAATGATTGCAGTAGGTACCGAGAAATCTTCGTTATCTGAAAGTACTGTTGATACTGTTTGATTTTCGTCAGGGTATATACCGGTTATCTCATACTGAGTAGAGCCATCAGAGAATACAGATTCATTGATAGATAATAATTGAAATATGTCTTTTTCATTATTGTCATAATAACTTTCACCAACCTTTAATGCAGTTCCTTTATGTTCATAATCTTCAACAGAATTTTCTTCTACTAATGTAATAGGATTCTCTGTTGATTGACTTGTACGAAGAATACTTTCAAAACCCGTAATATGTTTGATAAGATTATCTTTAATTGAAATATTTGGATCAATAGTATTATTGAATTTTGTTTGACCATTCCAATTAATAGAAAGGACATCACGATTACCAACTTTCTTTATTTCCCAATCAGCATCTACTGTTGCAGTATCTATTAAATCACCATCAGCATTAAAGTAATTAATCTTTAATCCTACCTCTTTACCCGAAGTTTGATTCTGATTATTATTACTAGGGTTTGGAGTGGTCACTGTAGGGTTAGCAATAGGTGCTGTTGCCACTTTCTGTGCTTCCATACTCATACTATTCATATCAGTATTTAAACCCTGTAAACGCAATGTTTCAATAGCTCTGAATTTTTCCTTTTGTTGTAGCTGAATAGCATTCAATGCTTCTTCCGGTAAACCAGTAGATGCAGCAAGAGAACGGTCAACATTCAAAGAAGTATCACCAACCATACCATACCAAGAGCTAGAACGACCAATAGCAGTATAAAGTGCTGAGGCCATTAAACTTGTAGTAATAGGTTTTGCTATCTGACTACTATCAGACTGTCTGAATACAGCATAGATTTCTTTCTGACGTAATCCTTGCAGTAGTTTATTATCATTGACACCGCGACGTAAAGCAAAATAGATTTTATCCTTATTTGCTTCTATTTGTTTTTTAAGTGTATCATTGTCTTTAGTAAACGCATCCAGTGCATCCTGATCTAAGAAAATAGCTGCTCTATCCGGATTGGTAGCAAGACCATCTATGAACGAGTTCCATACATCCATGTGTGATGCAAAGAAACGCGCTCCTAATTTAGTCTTACCACTTATATCTTCTGTCACCTTATCAAACTTTACTATTCTACCAATGGCACCAATAGCCGGGCGACATGCTTCTGCAAGTTGACGAAGTAATGGAGAAGTAGCACTAAATTGTTCAGTAAGCATGTGCGTAGTCATTGTCTGCAACATCATCAAAGGATAATGACCTACAGAACCTGCATCACGCATTTGGAATACATCACCCATGAATACTAATTTGGCTTTTGTATTTACAAAATGTTCTTTGATAGCTTTCATTTCATTTTCAGAAACAAGTGATGCTTCATCAATAACATAAGTATTTCCTTCTGTAGTATTCATACTCTTCATTCCTTTGATAAAATCAGTATATGATATTACTGTTGGATTTTCAGCACCAAAAGATTGTTTATGTACCTTAGAAAGTTCTTCCGTAATACTTACTACTGTTAGTTTACCTACTGATGATTTCTTATCAGTACTATATCCATCAAGTCCGCGAAGTATTCTAAATGCTCTTCCTACAGTGAACTGAGTCTTTCCAGTACCATAATCTCCACCAATAGTCAATGCATTGCTTAGATAGCTTTCTATGAAGTGATGGCCACCCTTCTCAGTAGCTATTGAATGCATAGGTAAAAAGTAATTTGCAAATAACGACAAAGGACTTGTAAGCGTTTTATTGCTTAAAAGTCCAACTATTGAATTGATTGCAGCTTCTTGTTCTCCCGTTTCTAATGGTGTATTTGACTCATTAGTAAATATCATTTTTCGTATCTTGAACATATCGTTCATACTGTATTTACTACCTATCCAGATAAGCGTGTTCAAGTGTTCGCGCAGTCGGGTAATATCATTTGCATTAGAACTGGAAAAATTGTATTTACGTTTGGAAACACCACCAACATTCTCCATAGTAAATAATGGATTACGGGCATGTAGTTCACGAGTAGAATTTGTCAATGAACCATTCTCTCCAATATGTGAAGATGAATCATCAGCATGTAAAAGAGTACCTTCTGAATTAAGTACTTTTCCATCTTCTCCAATAGAATCATTGGCAACATAAAACTCACGGAATATCTCAAACAACAAATCTTGATTGTCCTTAGAAAATAATTCAGAATTTTCTTTATTATATTCGACATTCATTTCAGAAAGGATATTGTTTACGATATTCTCTCTTTTAGATAACTGAGTAAGTTGTGCTTCGGTAAGTTGTCCTTTTGCATCAAGAATAGATGGATCAAGTTCTCCAATAGCATTTAATTCTTCAATTAAGTTCTGACTGATTATTTGCGTGCCATCAGAACGACGTAATCCAAGAGTAGTAAATAATTGAACACTCTTGAATGTATTCTCATGAATGATAACACGACTATGCAAACGTAACATTTGATTGGCCAAGTCAGCACCATCAATCTTACTTGCAAGTTCATCAGCCATACGTATAGCATCACGTAATTGAATCTCATAGGTATTGTTACCATTAGCATTTTTACTTGCCAATTCAGAAACAAATTCACGTTCCGGTTGTGACTGATGATCACTTACTTTCTTTTCATTAGCAATACGTTCAGAAGTCTTGAAAGTATAAAGGAAATGTTCATTCTTTTTTACTCTATCAATCTCTTGACGAATGATTTCAGAACCATTAGTACCATAAAATTTACCATCAGGATATTCTTTCTTATAAGTTTCTCCCTGGTCAGTAAGAACTGAATTAATCCATACCTCAGCTTCTTTCATCGTATCTTGTAATTCTGTGAAGTAATTACTCAAAAATGTTTTACCATTTGGAGTATTCTGTTCACGCATTAGTTTAATACGTTTTTGAAATTGTTCCGGAGTTTCATTAGCATGTTCTAATGTCTGTCCATCAATACGCATAAATGGAAGTTTACCTTTCCCATTAAATGAAGAGTATTGATTATTTACGTTTTCAAGTCCCAGCGCGCGTGCAGCAGCATTCAACTGATTATCATGAGAGAATTGTTCATCATCAAAACTTTCAATTGTACGTTCGGCTTTTCCTACTTCTTCTGCAGCAGTTTGACTTTCATCTTGATAATGTTTCAATTCTTGTTGAATAGCATTTAGCTTATCAGTTTCTTGTTGACGTTGTTCATCGCTGGTTTCCGCCGGTAAAGAATTGATAGTTTCTAATTGAGCATCATATTCAGATTGTTTAGTAGTAATGAATGGTTCCAATTCAGCAACACGTTTACCATACATATCAATTTTTTCATTGGCCGGAGTAAGAATCTTACCTTCTGCTTGCTGAGCGATATTAGAAGTAAGTCCTTTTGCAGCATCATACATTGATGAAAACTTATTTTTAAGTTCATCAAGTTTACTATTATCCATTGTAGTACCAAATACATTTCCACTTGTTTGGTCATTGAATACAGATAATTCTTTAGCTAAACGATTAGACAATCCGGCAACATCAGTAATCAATGATTTATGCTCAGCTTCATTATACGGTTTTGAAAGAGTATCACCTATTCGTTGTTGTAAGGCATTTAAATCACTCGATAATGTTGCATGAGTAGTTTGGTTATCTATATCATTAATAATGGCATTAGCATGTGTCTGTTGAGCTTGTGCAGCTTCATCTACACGTTGACGTAAGTTCTCAATGTTTTCATACGTAAAGTTCTTCTTAATTACATTCTCCCATGATGCAGCATATTGACGTTGGAAGTTAGGATCGTTTTTCATCTCCCGAGTAAACTCTTTTGAGTTAGTAAGAGCTTGCATTTCCATTTCAACTTGTTTCATAACGGTAACGTTACGTTTCATCAAGTCATTGGCCGCTTTAGAGTTTTGAGTTCCCTCTTCACGTTTAGTATAATACTCGTATTCAGATAAAGCTTTATTATACTTATCAACTAATGGTTGCTTAGCTTCTTCATTTTCTTTTTGAAGTTGAGCAATCTGTTCATCAGTAGCAGTAGCACCTGCTTCTTTTGGTTGAAATGATTCAATAGCAGCTTTACTATCGCGCATATCCATGAAAGCTTGACCAGATTTGTTTAATGATATCTGACCATCAAATCCAGCCTGAGAAAGAATGTTTCTATCAACATCATTCAACCCCATACTTTCATTCAACTCTTTATACGAGTCCACTAATTGCACAAATTCGACATACCTCATTTCAGCGAAGTTGTCGATTAATTGTCCCTCTTGATATCCCAATTTTTGTAGAGATGGACTCTTAGGTACTGAGAATAAACTTGGATCAAATTGTTCTCCTACAGTAGCATCTTTGATAAGGATATCTTTCACTCCCCACATACCACCATCAGGTTTCTGAATATGATCAGTAGCTATATTGATAAGTTCATCACCTTGGCCTTTCAGAACTTTCCATTTCAGTAATTCTTTTTGTTGAGTTTCTGTTTTACTGTCGGGAATACCTTTAATCTTTTTGATTACGTGAGGAACAGCACCAGTAATAGCAGTCATTAAAGTAGTAGCAAATATGGTTCCTAAAGAAGTATCTGAAAATCCTTCAAATACACCAGTAGTACCTATCTGTCCATTACCAACTTCGGAATATGCTGGAGCAGCTTTATCAACTTGCATTTGAACAGTATTGTATAATGCTTGCTCAAAATTTTCTTGAAAGACTTCACTAACATTTGCTTTGGCTACATTAGCAAGATAACTTTCATTGTCAACAATACCTTTAATGAATTTGCTATTGTATATCTTAGAGAAACTATCGTAAACAGCTTCTTTAATAGTCTTGTCAGTAAGTGTACCGGCAGCTTCTTTAGCAGCTAATTTTTGAGCCATTGGAGCATAGATTTCTCTCATAGCCTTTTCAGCAATGTTTGGTCCTAGTTGTTCACCAATCCATTTATTTGTAAAATGTTCAGTAACGTATGTCAATGGTAAAGCAAAGAATCCAAATTTAGCAGTTGTTTCCGGACTAACACCATTTTCATCAGCTACACGTTGAAATGAACTATAAGACTGTGAAGTACCAATAGCATTTACTAGAAACTCAGTACCATACTGCAAAGCTTTTGTTGCAACACTTTTACCGGCAAATGCAGCAGTTCCTTCTAATGCGGACATAGCACCACCCGAAGCCATACCTACAGCTATCTGAGGAAGAAGATAACCAAGTGTCGGAGCTTGACGTACCATCCAATCAATAGCACCAGTTCCTTGTTCTGTTGATGCTGATTGTTTAAACTCTGCTTGTTTCCATTCATTGAAATAATCTTGTAGTGCTTTGTCACCTTTCGCCCAATTCAATGGTTGTGCTTCTCTACGTAATGAATTACCTACATTGGATGGAAGTGAACTATAAGAATAATTGAATGCTTGATTCATGGCGGTATAATCTCCTGATTCAAATGCTTTATCAAGTTCTTCTACAGCTTTTGTATTACCTTGCGCTAGGTTAGCAGCACGTACCTTATCATAATGCTTTTGAATGGCTTCATTACCTTGTTTATAAAGATAAGTTTCATCATGATTCATTGCATTATTAAAAAGAGCACCAACAGAAGAAAAGGAACTCATAGTACCGGCGGTTGCAGCACTGTAAGCTCCTACAAAGAAATCTTTAATAGAACTACCGAATGTTTCTTTTGGACCCCACTTAGTTGAATACTGTCTATCTCCTGCAACAAAAGCATCTGATGGTAGTACATCAAATACTTCACGTCCATTAGTAGGGTCAATAGTAGTTGTTACAACTGCTTTACCATCACCAAACATTTTATCCATTCCATCCTTACCTGGGTTAGGAATACGTTTACCATTCTTTAAAATATATGGAGCAGCAGAAGCACGTTCTTCACCGGTACCACGTTCATTATCTTCATTACGAAAAATATCATGATAAGGTGCATAAGAAGGTGTAAGGTCTTTTACATTGCCAAGATACTTATCAGACATTGAACGACCACTTACTTCCGGTGATTGTACATCATTCTGAAATTTTAATGCGGCCAAATCAACACCACGTTTATTTAAACTTACTTTCTTAGCATTTTGTATTTTTGCTTGATTATAAGTTTTTACTATTTGACTTGCTGGTATAGCGTCTGTATCAAGAGGATTTTTTTCTTTTGAATACTTGTCTACATAATAGTTTACATCGTTGAAAATAGGCTGTTCAGAATGCGCCATAGAGGTAAGTATATCTGCAGTGGATTGCTTATTCTTTAAAGCATCTCCAACTACATCAACTGTTCCTTGATAATTTCCTTCTTGATCTACAAATGCATCACTAGACTGTGCTTGATATTTTTCTTCAAGTGTTGGTACTACTGGTTGTGTTTGTTCTTGTTCTTGGTTAGCCATAATTATATTGAGTATTTATTATTGAATTGATTGTCTACTTCCAAAATTGTAATTATCATTTGGATTTGATTGTTCTTGTTTTTGTTTATCAAGCATATTGATATACTGTTCTTTTTCTCCCGGTTGAAGTTTACCGGATGTTTCAAGATTATTGATAATATTCAAACTTTTCATATATGACCTTTGAGGATCACTTTTGAAATCAATATTATTTTTTGCTTGTATATCAACAAGTCTTGCTTGTGGTGTTTTACCAACATAAACTTTATTAGTTACTTGGTCATCAATAAATCCATTCTTAGAATATTTGTTTTGAAGATTACGTGTTCTTGCTAAGTTTGTTTCACGTTGAGCATTATTCATAACAGATTCTCCACCGGCAATAAGATTACCTTCTGCCATAGCTTCTTTCTGTTTATTGATATTATACTTATTGATAGCATTACGTCCTTCCTGTGCTGCCGTAGATGGTCCCTCAGCTTGTAATGGTACTTCATATATATCTTCTCCAAATCCGAAACCAAAACCAGGTGCATCACTTACTTTCTTTATATGATTTTTTGGATTCTTTGCTAACTGAGAAATAGGTGTAAGAACAGGATTTTTACCATCTACTGCAAAAGGTAACTTAGTATCACCAGTAGCACGTACCATAGTAGTTACATAGTTCTGAACAATAGGTTGACCATTAGCATCTGTTTGAATACGTGAAAGCAAATAACCTCCTTGGTCTTTCGGTGTTTTATCAAAACGTATTGTTTTTATCAAATCAGAATTGATACCCATAATCTGCGCATTTTTATCATCGCCAAATACAACATCCGGTTTAAATGCAATACCATTAAACATAGCCATAGGAAGATTGGTAACCTTTTCTGTTTTCCCTTGTACTCCTAATTCTGGGAATAATGAATTTTCAAGAACCTTACGTTCATCACCAGTAATCTTACTACTATAAACTGTTGGGTTATTAAAGTTCAACATACCATCTTTAGGATTCTCAGTAAAGAAACTACCGGTAGTTGGATTAGTAGGTTTAGAATAGATAATATCAATTGCTGAAATAGCATTTTTATCTTCCGCTTCATCATGTTTAAGTAATTCGGAAATACCAGATTTATTACTAGAATTAAAATCACGTAATCCTTTAGTATCATTTGCAGCAGTAGCGTAAACATAACGTTGTGCTTCTGTCATAATAGCATCAGCTAATCGTTTTTGTTCTGCTAAATTTTTATCACGAGCTTCTACATCTGATGTAGGTATTCGTTTTGCTTGTTGCTTAAGCAATTCAATACTTGCAACAACTTGCTCACCACTAGCACGAGTATAATCATTCTTAGTAATAGGTCTGCCCTTTGCATCTTTAGCAACTGATGTGGTACCTGTAGGAACTATTAAAGTACCATTTAATGCTGAGCTCATAGCATAAGCACGCGCATCTTCCGGTAAGTTTTGCCACATACTACTAGCAGCACTTTTCATATTATTATAGTTATCTGAACGTGACCAGTCCCAACTTCTTAAACCATCATCTTTATTACCAGCATAAGCCATTTGTTTAGCTGAAGCAGTATCTATTCTACCTTTAATCTCTTTACTAAAATCAAGTGAGTTCATCATCTA